AGAAGTTCAAGGGTCTTCTGTTCCAAATCGAAAGAGATGCTAACAGAATTGCTCAGAGAACTCGTCGTGGAAAGGGTAACATCATCATGTGTTCAGCTGACGTAGCTTCAGCTCTGACCATGGCTGGTGTTCTCGATTACACCCCTGCTCTGAACGCAAATCTAAACGTTGATGACACTGGTAACACCTTCGCAGGTGTTCTGTCAGGTAAGTATCGTGTTTATATCGATCCTTATTCGGCAAACCTGGCTGCTAATAACAGCGGTCTGGCACAAGGCACCAACCAGTACTACGTTGTTGGTTATAAAGGTTCTTCCCCTTATGATGCTGGTCTATTCTATTGCCCATATGTACCTCTGCAGATGGTACGTGCGGTTGGAGAAGACACCTTCCAGCCTAAGATCGGCTTTAAGACCCGTTATGGAATCGTTGCTAACCCATTTGCGGAAGGCAATGCTGACAATCAGGGTCTGGGTCGTCTGCGTGTCAACAGCAACCGTTACTACAGAAGAGTTGCTGTTAAGAACATCATGTGATCTAAATCACAATGTTCTTCAGGGGTCCGCAAGGACCCCTTTTTTTATCTAAATAATTAGAAAAATGGCACTCACGAACGCATATAAGAATCAAATACAGAATAGAAACTTTCTATCACCTGTAGGATTCAAGTTTACTTTGAATAGGGCACCAAAAGTCGCATTCTTCGGAAACACTGCAAACATTCCAGGAATGACATTGGGAGTAGCAGTTCAACCATCATATCTAAAGGATATTGATATTCCTGGAGATAAGATTCAATTTAATGATCTTACCTTAAGATTTCTTGTGGATGAAAATCTTGAGAATTATATGGAAGTTCAAAACTGGATACGTGGTATTGGATTTCCGGAAAATTTAAAAGAGATTTATGATTGGCAAAGAACTAATCCAGGAATGGATATTCAAGATAAAAACCAAATGAACTTATATTCTGATGCAACTTTAACCGTTCTTACAAGTTCAAACAACTCAAACTTTAAAGTTAAGTTTTTAGATGTATTTCCATACTCTCTGACGGATCTCCAGTTTGATGCTACAGATACTGATATTGATTATTTGACTGCAGAGGTCACTTTCAAGTATACTATCTACAATATAGTTGATAATGCTGGCAATCCCTTATGACTTTTGATTTGGATACAATCCAAAAAATGTGGGAGGAAGATTCTAAGATTGACGTAGATAATCTTCATACAGAATCTTTGAATATTCCCAGTTTACATGCAAAGTATTTTGACATCTACAATAACATTGTTTTGTTAAAGAAAAAGGCAGAACAGCAAAGAAAAAATATCAGACACGAACGTTATGAATATTTTACCGGAAAAGCAGATCCTGATGTTTACGTGGAGAATCCATTTCCTAAAAAAATTCGTGATAAAGAAACTCTTCAGAAATACTTAGATGCTGATGAGAAACTATCTTCAGTTTGTTTGAAGGTTGAATATTATGATACAATCCTGAACTATTTGGAAAGTATTCTTAAGGTTATTCAGAACAGGACTTTCCAAATTAAAAATGCTATTGAGTTTATTAGATTTACTGCTGGATTGGGGTAAATAAATAAAATGAAGTAACTAATGCAATAAATGGAAGATATTTTCGAATCACTAAAAGATATTGATATGAGTGATCTTGGTGATTATGAACCATTTGATGGTGGATATTGGAAAAAGGATGGAAACATTCTGAAGAATCTAAACTAAGAATGTCTGAATCCAAAAAGGGTAAAGAACCTTGGAACAAAGGAAAAACTTTACCAAACTATCACTCAGAAGAAACAAAGCAAAAAATGAGGGAAAGAATGATTGGTAATAGTTATACCAAGGGTAGAAAACTTTCAGATGAAGAGAAAAAAATAAGAAGTGAAAAATTAAAAGAATATTATGCAAGAAGAAGATCGTTAGGATATAAAAGATAAATAACCTTGATTGAGGGTTATTTATGTGCGATTTGATTATTGAAAAGTCCAATGAAGTATTCCTAAAAATAAAGACACAACCACATATCGAATACGAACTCAGAGACAGATTTACGTTTCAGGTAGAATCTGCAAAGTTTATGCCCCAATATAGGAATAGAAACTGGAACGGGGAAATTCATTTATTTGATATGAGATCCAAGCAGATTTATGTGGGTCTCTTAGATAAGTTAGTATCCTTCTGTAAGCAATATGGATACACTTATAAGTTTGAAGATAATAGATTTTACGGATTACCCTTCGAAGTTAATGAAGAGATATCTTACGAAGGTGTAAAAGATTATATGAAATCTATTTGTGCTCATTCTCCGAGGGAGTATCAAGTAGAGGGAGTATATGATGCTCTAAGGCATAACAGAAAGCTATTGATAAGCCCCACTGCATCTGGCAAATCACTGATGATTTATTCGATCGTAAGATATTATGTGGATAAAGGGCAAAAAATTCTTTTAATTGTGCCGACGACATCTCTTGTAGAACAGATGTACAAGGATTTCCAAGATTACGGTTGGGATGCTGAGTCATATTGCCACAAGATTTATTCTGGTAGAGAGAAGACCAACGAATACGATGTCACGATTACTACTTGGCAATCTGTCTATAAGTTAGATCGTTCTTTCTTTGAGGATTATGGTTGTATTATAGGTGATGAAGCACATTTGTTCAAGAGCAAATCTCTGGTTCAAATCATGACCAAACTCCATCATGCAAAATTTAGGTTTGGTTTTACCGGAACTCTTGATGGAACTCAAACACATAAGTGGGTTCTTGAAGGATTGTTTGGTCCATCATATAAAGTAACCAAAACTGCAGAACTGATGAAACAGGGTCATCTTTCTCAGTTGGATATTCAGTGTCTTGTTCTCAAACATCCACCACAAAAGTTTGAAACTTATGAGGATGAGATACAATATTTAATCGGTCACGAACAGAGAAATAAGTTCATCACAAATCTTTCTTTAGATTTGAAAGGAAATACTCTTGTGCTATTCAGTAGAGTAGAAGCACATGGAGCAGTTCTCTATGAGATGATAAATAAGAATAACCGTGAAGATCGTAAAGTATTTTTTGTTCATGGTGGGGTGGATGCTGAAGAAAGAGAACTGGTAAGAGAAATCACTGAAAGAGAAAACAACGCAATCATCGTTGCCTCTTATGGAACATTTTCTACAGGTATTAATATTAAGAGCCTCCATAACGTTATCTTTGCATCACCCAGTAAATCAAGAGTTAGAAATCTTCAATCGATTGGAAGAGTTCTTAGAAAAGGAAAAAATAAAACTAAAGCAGTCCTCTACGACATCTCTGATGATTGTACAATTCAATCAAGAAAGAACTACACTTTAAATCACTTCATAGAAAGAATTAAAATTTATAATGAAGAACAATTCAATTATGAAATAATTACTATTCAACTAAAGAGCAAATGAACTATTACACTTACGCATACCTTAGAGAAGATGGAACTCCTTATTATATTGGTAAAGGAAAAGGTAATCGTATTCATTCAAAATCTAATAGAATTTTTAATCCCCCCTCAAAAGAAAGAAGAATATTCTTAAAGAAAAATCTAACAGAAGAAGATGCATTTAAACATGAAGTTTACATGATATCAATTCTCGGGAGAAAGGATTTGGGAACTGGAATTCTTCACAACAAATCCAATGGTGGAATAGGTGGTGGTACTATGAAGGGAAAAATTCAAAGTGAAGAAACTAAAATTAAAATTAGTAATGCAAATAGAGGAAGAATTCACTCAAAAAAATCAAGAGAAAATATGAGTAAATCTCATTTAGGAAAACCTAATCCAAAATCTGGCGCATCCAGGAAAGGCAAACCATTATCAGAAGAACACAGAAAAAATAAAAGTGAGGCAGCAAAATTATGGTGGAAAAAAAGAAAGGAGGAACAACTAAATGGGTATTGAAGATGATTTTTATTCTACAATCAAACTTAAAACAGGAGAGGAAATCTTCGCAAAGGTAGCAGCTACTGAAGAAGATGATAGAACTCTCCTTTTAGTTACCAATCCCATTATCGTTTCTGAAGTTAAGGGTCGATCTGGAGTAATGGGATATAAAATAGAACCCTGGCTAAAAACAACTACAGAAGATATGTTTATTATTAATATTGAAGATGTTCTTACGATGACTGAATCTTCTGATATTGAAATGATCTCTATGTACCAAACTTATTGTAGAGAAAGTTATAAAACGAAAAGTAATGAAACAAAGATATCTCGTAAGATGGGTTATCTTGCTAACGTTAATGATGCTAAAGAGATATTAGAAAAACTCTTTAAGAATAGCTAGAGTCTTATCTTCAAACCCAACAAAGGTATTCTATAGGGTATTTGAGAACTTGTCAACTATTTGTGGAAGTGCTATAATTCATACATATTATGAGATAAACTAATGATAACCACAGCAGTCATGGCCAAAAGAAAAAGGTCAGAACATTACGTCAATAATAAAGAGTTTCTTGCAGCACTGATTAAGTACCGTGAGGATGTTGAGATTGCAAAGATTAAAGGTAATCCAAAGCCACAAATTCCCAGATACATTGGTGAGTGCTTCTTAAAGATCGCAAATCATTTATCATTCAAACCAAACTTTGTCAACTACATGTTTAAGGATGATATGATTTGTGATGGTATTGAAAATTGTGTTCAATACATTCATAACTTCAACCCAGAGAAATCTCAAAATCCTTTTGCTTACTTCACTCAGATTATTCACTACGCATTTCTGAGAAGAATTCAGAAAGAGAAGAAGCAATTGGAAATTAAAAATAAAATTCTGGAAAGGACTGGATTTGATCAAGTCTTCGAGAGTGGCAATGTTGACGG